ACCTGAACCACGTAGTTCTCAGGCGCTTGAGGGGGCAGGTTCTCTACACCAGTCACAAAGCCGGTTATGCAGATCAGGTCTTTACCCTGAGCGCCGTCATTGGTGCTGATCTCAAAGGATTCCCCGTTAGTCCTCCTGATATGAAAGGCTGCTCCGTACTGTGTTACCAGGAACCCAGGCAGGGCGGACAGGCCACCCGCTCCTGGGGTAGAATACACAACGGTCATGCTCTTGCCAGCAGTGGTAGCAGGCAGGTACACGTAGCCTCCGTTGTTTATGATACCGGGATAGGTAGTACCATTCACTGTCTCGTACACTACAGTTACTGTAGCGTTAGAAGGGACAGCTATGTAGTAGTACTCTGGTTCCGGGAACTCAGGTGTCCCACCTTCAGGTACATAGGTTGGAACAGCAGTAGTTACTCCTGGTACAGTTACTCCACCGTTGGCTATCTGGCTTATGACGTAGTTGATCTCTACGTTGTTGATGTGCGTTGCTACAGAGCCGTTAGGGGTGGTATAGCCACCAGCTACAACTCCGTTGATGAGCACTTCATAGCGCCGCCCGTACTCTGCGTACTGCAAGTACACCAGCGCTTCGTGCACCTCTGCTGGAGACTTGTCAGACGTGATACCAACAGTCTTTGTCTTATTGGCAATGAAGGTATAGTCAGCAATGGTCTTCATAGAGAGATCAGCTTTGGGGTTGGCACTGGTGCAGTACGCAAGTCCGTTATTCACTACGACATTGTGCTCTGTGCCATCAGCTCCGAATACCCGTATGTCTCCTGCTGGTTGGATTACAATGAAGTACTCCTCACCATCACCTCTGTAGTAATGATGCACCTTTGAATCTCTGTGCATACTCTCCATGATCTTAGCGATATGCACAGCTCCCATACGGTCTTCAAGCCCACGTACCACAGAGGGAACCATGTTGATCTGCTCTTGGCACTGTCCTTCCTTCATCACCTTCAGCGGCTGCTGTGAGATACCTTGTATCGGTCTCGCCCATGAGGAGGTTACTTTCACTGTTGCCTCCACTTCTCCGGGAAGATGCTGGATGAACTCAAACTATTGACACCACCGGCACGAGCCAGGAAGTTCTGAACAACGGGGTTCTGCATGGCGTTGCGTTTCGTGTTGGCGCTCTCAGCAGAGTACAATAGGGCCATAGACCGCTTCTCATCCTCTGTGTTGAACCTCCACTTGTTGACATCACCATCAATATCCTGAGCGAACTTACGCACAGCCTTGTCGCTTATGGCTACTTGAGCGATTGGAGGCAGGTGCTCGAATGGCAGCTCAAAGATCATACGAAGCTCTATCTTGCCATCTGCGTTCACGATGTCTCGCAAGTCAGTACTGTGCGTGATCGTGTTGTATATAGTCGTACCACGGATAGTCAGGGACTTGTCCCGGCTCCCGTTCCAAGCTGTGATGTCCAGTGCATTGTTAGGTACACGGACCTCTCCGTTGCTGTCTGGTGTCAAGAACCAAGAGCCTTCTTCATTGAACCACCAGCCTGTGCTTTGTATCTCTCTTGACACTGATTCAATGACCTCAAGGGCCACTGCTGCGTTCAAGTTCGGGTCATCAAAACGTGCCACAGGTCGTAACCCGATACCACGTAAGCAAGCGTTGACCGCTTCAGTTAAAGTCATGGCTACTCCTAGTCTCACGTGTGAGACAAATAAAAGCCCCACCCCATAAGGGGCAGGGCTAGGGTGCTAGGTAGTGATCCTAACCTTACAGGGTCACGGTACGGGTGACAGTAGCCTTACGTGCAGCACGTGCAGTGATGGCAGTGTTCTCGGTAGTACCGTTGGTGAACATGGCAGACACAGCTTCCCAGCGATCCGGGATAGCGCCTTCAGCGTACCAAGTGTCAATGAAGTACGACTTGGAATCCTTGTCGAACCAGATGTCACCCTGGACTTCCAGAGTCATACCGATCAGCAGGGACTCAGGAGCGAACAGGACACCGATGCACTTGAGCTGTGCAGCATCAGGGGTGTAGCGGTTGCCGTTGGACGGCTTGCTCAGGATGCTGGCAGCAGTGCTGGTAGGGAAGCGGTTGGACGGGATTACCGGGATGTTGTAGCTCTTCAGCATGTAATGCGTAGAGCCTACAGTAGCACCAGCCGGGGTGTAATCACCGGACACCAGCCGCTCTGCGTCCATCAGGGTGTTGAAGTACACCCAGGGAAGGATACAGACAACTTCGTTCACTTCGATCTCCTGGAGCACTTGCTTCTCCAGACAATCTTCAATGGAAGCCAGCAGGCAGTTAGGGTCTTTGGCCTGTGCCTCGCTGATCTCCAGCTTGATACTGAAGCCGTGACCAGACACACGAGGAGTGGTCCGGGCTGCTTCGGTGTTGCTCAGAGCGCCGAAGATGAGCTGCTGGATAATCATGTTGTCTTCCAGCTTCTTGAGCTGCTTGACCTGATTAGCAGCCAGCTTGCTCTTGACACCATCAATGTCGTTCTGGACATCGTGCAGTTGAGCCACGGCGTTCCGGGCGATAACTGCGGTATCAACAACCAGGGCATTCTTGTCGGTCTGGGTGGGAGTGGCGTTAGCCGACTGCCCAGGTACAAGGGCTTGTACTTCAGTCTCGCCCAGGTACTTGTTGGAGATCATGTTCGTACCAACAACGCTCTGCATGTCGAAGTACTGACGAAGGTTCTCACCCTTCAGGTACGCTTCATGCACCTTGCCGTTGAACTTCTCAATCAGGAGAGAATCAACTGCACCGGATGCAGAGATAGCGGTATTGGTCATTTGGTTCGGTGTAGACATTGTTACTCCTTGAAGTGTATTACACTATATCTATAGGACGGGTTAAATACCCGACTCAATCCCCTTGCGCCTGCGAGCGTCCCAGGCACGAGGGTCTTTCTTCTGCTCACCTGACTTGAACCCGTCAATGTACTGCTGTCGGGTAAGGGCTGCATCCGTGCTTACGGCTGGGAGACTATCACCAGCAACGAGATTAGGAGCGCTATCGCCCTCGGATGACTTGTAGCGGGACAGGAGATCAGCAACGGCCAGCTTCTGAGCGTACCTGGAGCCTGACTCCATAACCTTGTTCAGATCATGGAACTCCTCATCAGTGAGCGTACCTTGCGCCCACAGCTCCATAGCTTGCCACTCGGCTTCGCCACCTACTTGCTCCAGCGTTTCGTTCCACGCCTTCTCGTTAGCTGCGGTCTGTGCCGCAACGCTCTCGTTGTAAGTCCTGAGAGTCAATTCATTCTGCATCTTGAGGCTACTCAGGTACGACTCAACAGCAGCCTTACCGTACACCTCGTACAGCTTCTCCTTGGTCTCAGCAGAGAGATTAAAGTCCTCGCTGGTGTACAGCTCAGTCACCACAGCGCTTACATCAATACCCTTACTGGATAGCTCTTCCCGAAGATCAGCAGGTACATCAACGGTTACATCCACCCCGTTGAACTTGAACCCTGTGGTATCAAGCTCTTTAGGCTCTTCTGCCTTCTCCTCTGTCTCTTCTTCAGGAGCTACAGGCTCTACGGGTGCTGGCTCATCTCCATCAACGGGTGTAACTGTATCAACCGGAGGTGTTTCTGCTGGGGTGTCTCCTGGGGCGTTCACCGGATGCTCGGTACTAGCATCAATCGGAGTTTCACTCGGTACAGACATTTACTCTGCTCCTTCTGGATTCATCTGTTGTTTGATTACTTCAGGGAGCGCCTTGCTTCCCTCTCGCATAACTGTTTGCTGCATCTGAGCCTGTTGCTCTGCTTCTGCTTGAGCTGTGGCTTCCTCTTCGGTCATCAACCAAGGAGTATCAAGGCTGATAGCAGCAGATACGGTCTTGCTGAAATCTCCCCACTTGACACGTCTTTGGACACCTTCAGGCCAAGAGGCAGGCATCTGCATCATCTCGCTGAATTGAGCTATCTTCTCCATATCACCGACACGACCCAGCGCCTCAAGGCCGGTCAGGATGCTGGGAGATATGATCCCGGAACCCAGCTTGGCGTTGACCATCTGCATAAGCAGCATAGCCAGCGGAACCTGCAAGGTCTCAGCAAGCAAGGAGTAGATACCACCATGAGAGGTCTCAAGCTCATTGGCATCAAGACGTAGCTCATAGGTAGTGACCCGCTCTGCATCTCTCCGGTTGGCGGAGTTCATCAGGAAGCCTTGCCCCAGCCTGCGCTCGTAATCCTTCAGCGCCTCGGTTATCGGGGTGTAGTCAGCGTACTTGGCGATCTGGAGCACACCTATATCATCCAGGTTCCCGGCTATGTATTCACCAGAAGGAGAGGAGACAAGGTGATTGATGTCGGTTATGCCTCCCGGCTTGACCAAGTACTTGATGTCAGCCATCAGAGCCATACCCTTAGCTCTCGCCTCAGACAGGAACTCCATTACATAGAAGTCTCCAACATGGTCTTCTACAAGCCCACGTCCGTATGCTTCCCCGTAGCATGAGTTCCACCTGAGCACGATCCAGTGCAGCTTCTCAGGCTTGAGCCTGGATGTCTCCCCTACTGGAATCTCATTGGCGCTCTGGGTGATCTCGAACATGCCGTCATCTTTCAGGCAAGCTCTGGTGTACAGGTTGATCTTGTCCTTGCCCTTCAGGTTCTTACCCTTCGGAGTAGCAAGGATGGCAGCACGTATCTTAGGCTCGAAGCCGTCAAGGTTCTTCTCATCCATGATGATGAGTTCCGTCAGGTTGTCATCCAGGTCTCGCTTGACCACGTACCTGCTGAGGGGGATAGCACGTAGCTTGCCCTTGCCCTTGATAGGGAGCTTCAGTAC